CCATGCCTGCAGAGATCACACCTGAGAAGCGCAAACGCGGCCGGCCTGCGAAGTTTTCGCGCTGGCTGAGCGTGGCGCAGGTGGCGGAGATCGTGCGCACCGATAAGGACACGCTGGAGCGCGTGCTGGCCGGTGCGCCTGGCGTGCTGCCAGGTGCTGTGTGCGATGCTGAGGGCTGGCGGGTGCCGGAAGCGGCGCTGCGCGAGCTGCTGGGAGTGCAGTCTGGCCCGCTGCCGACGACGGCCACACCCGCTGAGGTGGCGCGATACACGCGACGGGATCGCAAGACGGTCTATGGCTGGCTCAAGATGAAACGCCCGAATGGCGAGCCGCTGCTGCCCTATCGGGAGATCTTGGGCGCGATCGTCATCGACGTGCGTGACGTGCTGGCGCTGCCTGGCCGCATGCCTGGCCCGCCGCCTTCTTTTTTTGTGACGAAGGGAGGGTCGGAACATGCGTGACGATGAGACCATGCCGAGTGCCACGGAGACAACGGAGCTGGGTTTTCACGTGGACGTGATCGAGGCCGAGGAGAAGGCGGGCCGCTGGCCTGACCTCACCCGGCTGGAGGCACGGCGCCCTGACATCCTAGGAGCGATCGTGTGGTTTCTGGCTCGCAATGTGCCGGTGAGGTCGATCTGCCGGGCGCTGAAACCGATGTCGCCCTGCACGGTCAACGCCGTGCGGAATCACCCAAAGTGGAAAAAGGCTGTTGTATCAGAATCGGCCAACGTGGTCGATATGCTTGACGAGACTCTGCGGCTGACCGTGGAAGATGCACTCGACAAAGCTCGCGAGGGCAAGATGCCGACGATCTTCGAGGCCAAGCTGCTGTTTGAAATGCGCCAGCTCCTGAGCGGTGGCGCAACTCAGCGCGTCGAGGTGCTGGTGACTTCCGAGGAGGAGGACGCCGTGAGGTTCTTTCAGTCGGCACGCCAGCAGACCCCGCCGGGAATGGTTTTGGACGCGGAAGTTTTGCCGGCAGTGGGTGAGGCCTCGGCGGTCCTCGCAACCAGTGTTCCTTTGAACGCTTTCACCCATTCGGGGGATTCTGAATCCCCTGTTTAACTTGCTTATGTCCTTCATTATCAACGCTTTACATCATAGGACCGCAGTTCGGCACACAGTTCGGCTGGTGGGCAGCGACCTGGGCGGGCCCTTGTTTGCAAGGGGGGGGAGGGGGTCGGCGGCTGCGCGGCTGCCTGAACCTACAATGCATTCACACGGGCAAAATTTATTCCAAAGGGCTCCACACTATGCACCCAACTGACTTCATCGCACTTGATACCGAAACCGGCGGGCTGGATGCCGCAGAGTGTGCGCTGCTTTCCATCGCGGCTGTGCCGTCGTGGGACGCGCCGCCGTTCTCTGTTCACATTCTGCCGGTGGGTCGGATTGATGACAAGGCGGCTGAGGTGAACGGATACACACCGGAGGGCTGGCAAAAAAAAGGGGCGGTGCCGCTGAAGATCGCGCTGCTGGAAATGCAGCGCTGGCTGGTCGATGTGCGCCAGGGGCGGCGGTTTGACATGGCCGCGCACAATGCTGGGTTCGATGTGCTGTTCATGCTGGCTGCGCAGGCGCGGGCGGGCATCGACTTGGAGCTGCCGGGGATCTGGCACTGCACCAAGATCCAGATGCAGGAAGCGCACGAAGCGAGGCGCTACACAGGAGCGGGCCGGTTCCGGCTGGACGATCTGGGCCGCGAGTCTGGTTTCTGGGCACAGGAGTCTCGCGCCAAGGAACACGATGCGCTGCAAGATGCCCGCTGCTGCAAGCATGGGCTGCTGTGGCTGCGTGGTCTGGCCGAAAAAAAAGAAAGGGGCGCGGCGTGAGCGCGGTGCTTTCTGACACGGCACCGGCGATGCAGGCGGTGCAGACCTGCCCGGCCATTGAGGTCGAGGCAGCGCGGCGGGCGATGGACAAATGGAGCGCGTGTCTGCGCGACATCGACGCGCTGCTGGCGCGGGATGACGTGAGTGCTTCCGACAAGCTGGCGCTGACCATGGAGAAGGCCGTGGCAAAAACGAACCTGCTGGCCTGTGCGAACCTGATTACGGCCTGCGAGGAGCGGGTGCGAGCGCAAGCGGCGCAGATGCGAGCCCGGCACCCCTGGCTGTTTTGACACACCAATATTTTTATGGAAACACCCATCACCAAACAGATCCCGATCGTCAGCTGCGTGCAGGTGCTGCGCTACGACGAAGACGGCCAGCCGTGGCCTGTCGCTACCATTCACATCGACGCGGCCGGGAAGGTATCGCTGAGCGGCGATGCTTCCAAGTCCTACGCTCCGCTGCTGACGGCGACAAAAAAAGCGGCGGTTCGTCTGGCGCATCAAAGCATCACCGAGGCCTTGCAAGAGGCGCGGAAACTGAAGGAGGAGGCCTGATCATGCACGAGAACAAGTACATAAAAGCCGTGCATGCACGCTGCCCAGACGAAAAGGTGATCGCAGGGCCTTACCTGGTGAATCACGTTCTGCCGGAGCTGAGACAAGAGGAGCGCACGCTGGCGTCCAAAGCGCTGCGAATGCAGACGCAAAATGGAGAGGTGGCGCGGTTGGTCATGCTGGGGCCGCGGGCGTTTGTGCTAAAGCCACGGACTGACTGCATGAAGGCCGGCAAAGACGGCAAGCCCACATTCTACCGAGTGAAACGCAAGACGAAAGGAGACGTGCAGCCATGAGCAAAACCAAAACCATGCAGTTACTGACACAGGCGCAGCAAAAAATGCTGGTGCTGCTGGAGTCCGCCGGAGCATTGTCGGGTCAAATTCGCGAAGCGCTGAGCGATGCCTCAGATGGGAATTTTCAGGGCAGTGCGATTGTCTGCGATGATGCTTTATTGACCGTGGCAGAAATCGAAACGGCACTCTCTGAAGTGGGTGCTGGCATCGCTAAATTTCAACAGCAGGCCGAGGGGGTGCAGCCATGACCCAGGAACCTCCCACCCAGCGGCTGTTTCGAGTCGGCCAAATCTTCACCCATCGCAAGACGGGCGAGCGCGTGCGGATCTCGAACGTGACGGCCGAGTTCATCGAGTGGCGCGACGAGGCGACCAACAGCTACGGGCGCATGCTGCGCCGGTTCTTCCCTGACTTTTACCAATTCAACCAAGCATGAGTGACGCGAGACTTTCCACGGCGCTGCCGGGACATCCGAAAATGAAGAGGCTGGTGCATCGCCTGCATGAAGCGGGCGCTTGGGGCTTTGTCCGGCTGATCCTGTGGGCGGCTGAGAATCGACCCAGCGGCGATCTGTCCGGCCTGAGTGATGAGGATCTGGAGCTGGCGGTGGACTGGCATGGCGAGGCGGGGGCTTTGATTGCCACTTTGGAGTCGATCGGGTTCGTGGATGGGGCCGAAAATGGCCGCTTCATTCACGATTGGCTGGCGCATCAACCTTGGTGTGCAGGCAAAGAAGATCGCTCTGACAAGGGTAGATTCGCGTCCCTGATTAAGTGGCATGGAATTGAGGAGGCTATTGAAAAAATGCCTGATTTCTACCGTCGGAATAAACATCTTTACCGACACTATGCCGCTGGCATCGAAACGACTGCCGACGGCATGCCACCGGCAGACAAATCGTCTCCCCCATCTCCATCTCCATCTCCATCTCCATCTCCATCTCCATCTCCATCTCCATCTCCATCTCCATCTCCAAACTCAGAAGGCGCTGACGCGCCGGTCGATGCGATTTCGCAGGTGGGTGATCGGCAGACGAACACCGTCATTCCCAACAAGACCCCACCGCAAAAAAAGAAAGGGGCGACGGCGGAGCTTGAGTTTCCAGAGGGCATGGGCGCTGACTACCAGCACGCGCTGGGGCTGTGGTGGCACTACAAGCGGCAGCGGCATGAGGGCTACAAGGTTATGGGCTGGCAGGCGCTGATCCGGCAGCAGATGAAGTTTCCGCCGGAGCAGGTGCTGGCGAGCGTCGAGGCCAGCATGGCGGCGAACTGGGCCGGGCTGTTCACCGAGAAATGCACCGCCGCTGTTCACCCTGGCCGACCAGGGGGCGCGAAAAAAGAAACGGCGCGGCCTGCGGTGAATGTGATCGCTGAGCCGTCCGGCGACTGGCGGGCGGTCGCTGCGCGGTTGCTGCTGCCAGTGATGCCAGGCGAGCAATGGGCGCTGCTGGAGCGCTCGTGGAAGGTCCAAATTTTGAAAGCGATGAAATCCACCGAAGTCACACCATGAGCATGAACCCAGAAGACATTCACGAACAGGAGCGGCGCGAGCAGGCGGCGGTGGCGGGGGATGCGCGGCTGAATGTCGCGTTGCCGGAGGCGCCGGAGTCGGAGCGGTGGCTGCTGTGCATGCTGCTGAATGCTTTGCAAAACGGCAACATCGCAGACATCTGGCAGGAGCATGCGCGACGGCTGCGCAATGACCTGTTTTATCATTCGGGCCGGCGGCTGGTGTATTTGCTGCTGGAGGAGCTGGCTGTGGCAGGGCAGCAGGCGGACGTGGTGACGTTCACCGGCATGCTGCGGACGCGCAACGAGTTGGAGCTGGTCGGCGGCGCTTCGGCGGTGTCGGAAATGTTTTCGCTGACCATGGTTTCCAGCGTGCAGATCGCGCACCATCTCACGGCTCTGGAGGATGTGCGGGCTCGGCGCGGCATGGTGAAGGCGGCATGGAGCATGGTGGCCAGTGCGCAGGACACGACGGTGCCGTGGAAGGCGGCCATCGAGAAGGCGGAGGGCGACTTGTTCAACTTGCACGAGCAGAGCAGCCGAAAGGGCACGCGCCACATCCGCGAGGTGCTCAAGCCGGTGGTGGATGAGATTCAGCAGCAGTATGAAAACAAGGGGCGCATCGCCTCCGGTTTGCAGCTCGGACTCACGGATCTGGATCGTGTGCTGAACGGCTTGAAGACGGGGTTGTTTGTCATCGCTGCGCGACCTTCCAAGGGCAAGACGGTGCTGGCCTGTCAGATCGCGGTGAACGTGGGCTGCGGGCTGGGGCATTACAAGGAGTTCCGGCAGGCACCGGCCCCCGTGCTGTTCTTCAGCCTGGAGACGACCGACCGGGCGCTGACGCGGCGCATGCTGTTCAATCGCTGGGCGGTGCCGATCTCGCAATCCCGCACGGGCCTGATGTCGCGGCAGCAAAAAGACGAGCTCGGGGCTGCTGTGACCGAGCTGGCGCAATCGCAGATCTACCTGCACGAATCCTTTGGCATGTCCATTCAGGAGCTGCGGGCCACGGCACGCATGATGGTGGCGCGGCACGGCATCAAGTTGATCCTTGTCGACTACCTGCAACTGCTGACCAGCAGCAGCAAGGCGGCGCAGTATTCGCGGCAGGCGATGATTGCGGAGGTGAGCACGGGGCTGAAGCACCTGGCGCATGAGTTTGACATCCCAGTGATCGCACTAGCGCAGCTCAATCGCGAAGGCGACAAGGCGCGGCCCAGCATGGCAGACCTGCGGGAGTCGGGGCAGATCGAGCAGGACGCGGACTACATCGGCATGATCTGCGATGCCGGCCAGGGCGGCGGCGAGGACGGCGAGGTGATGGAGGATGAGTTCATGGGCCTCGACATCGCCAAGAACAAGGACGGCCCCACGACCACGGACGGGAATCCGCTGGTGCTGTATTTTGACAAGAGCATCTTCCGCCTGCGGAGCTGGACGGACAGCCTGCTGAGCAACAACACCGCCAAGTATCAGGCCGGGTATGACAAGAACACCAAAGCCAAGCAGAGGGGCGGCGGCAAGAAAGACGACGCGAACTGGGATGCGGATTTCAAAGACTGAAGCAATCAGGGGCGGAAGCCCGAACTACCAACACCAAAACGACAAACACATGAAAACCAACATTAGCACTGTTATCGAATCCATCTCGCCACAAAAAGCCCGCGAGTATCTTCAATGTAACACTGGCAATCGAAGCATCCGAATGACTCACGTTCGTTATTTGATGGACCTGATCGAGCGGGGGGAATGGTTGCTCACGCACCAGGGGATTGCTTTCGATATTGCTGGAGTGTTGAAAGACGGGCAGCACCGGCTTGTGGCTGTCTCTATGGGAACGAAAACCGTGCAAATGATGGTCACGCGCGGACTGGATTGCAACACGATGATGGGGATCGATCGGCAGATCACAAAAAGCATATCGGATGTGACGGGAATCCCCAAGCGCCAGGCAGACGTATTTAACATCTTCGCTTTATTGATTACATCGGGAGATTTGACGGGAAAAGTTAGCCCTCAAAAAGTTCTTCAAGTGGCCAAGGTATTTGGGGAAATGACGCAGTTGCTTGACAGTGAAGCCCCCACTAGTCGCGCATCTCTCACATCCGCACCGATACGAGCAGCGGCAGTGCTGGCGGCGCTAGCAGGTAATCCCGAAGCCATGAAACAGTATCGGGCTATCACCGTCCTTGACTTCAACGAGATGTGTCCGGTGGTTCAGTCTTTTGTTAAGCAACTGGTAAGGGGTGGCAATACTGGGCGGGGTGGCATGCGCGAACTTTTGTTTGTCCGCGCGATGACGGCTTTCGACCCAGAATCGCGCAACAATACAAAAATACAAATTAAGGACGTTAAACCGCGCCTGGAGCGTGCCCGGAACATGATCCTGCATCTTTTGTCAAAATAACCCAAACGACAAACACCAAACCAACAAACACATGAGCAACAAACTGAACGCCTACATTGACCCCGCCAAGCTGCAAGGGGCGCATCGCATGAAACTGAAGAGCAAGACCGGGACGTTGGAGGACTGCCTGGTGATCGTGCTTTCCAAGTCGCGCATCAAAATCTCGGAGAAGAACCCGGAGCGGCTGGGGCTGTCGCTGGACTTTGTGCCGAACCGCGATGGCAAGGACGAGTGGGGGAACACGCACTGGGTCAAAGAAAGCACGAGCAAGGCCGAGCGTGAAAGTGCTGAGCCGCCGAATCTGCCGTTCCTCGGCAACGCCCGCGAGTATGAGCCCGGCGGACAGCGCACGGCACGCCCGGCGCCGGGCAGTGGCGGCGGCGCGGATGGGCCGACCGGGGAACTGGCGGAGGGGATGGCGGATGATGACATTCCGTTTTGAGATAAAGCACGCCAACCCCAGAACCAACTGAAGGCGGGACTAAGAACCTGAAACCAACAAACAACGATGAACCGCAAACTCCCCCCATGTGACCATGACGAGTGCCCTCCTTCGCATTGCAAGCGGCCCGGCTCATTAGATTCATCCGCTGGTTCTGTCTATCCGGCCCAAGACTCCGAAAGCCTCGGAGAGCACTACATCCGCCACATCTGCTCAATGACATCGGAGTCTTTACACGCGAAAAGCGACATCGCTCGCCAACTGGCAGCAAGAGACAAAATGCTCTCTGTGCTGTGGGCTGAATACGAAGACCGCAAAACCCAATGGGGCAGTGATTACCTATGGACGAAACACGAAGACGCGGACGCCATTGCAGAAGTGAAGGCTTTCATCGCGCAGACACAGAACGCAAAAGCGATGGCATCCGCCGACACCAAAGCTCCACCGAAGGAACCGACTTTATGATACCAGAAAACACCGACACACCACTGAAGGCGGATTGTCCATCCGCGCCTTGTTCGGCTTCTGATCCTTATGAGCGGGAAGGGGCCAAGTCTGCGATCCACACGCTGCAACGCGAACTAGAGCGAGAACGAAAACGATACTCCCTACTTGAGCAAGACTACGCAAATCTTCTTAAAGAGCGCGACGAGGCAATCAGCATGAGGGAGTGGGATAACCGAGCAATCAGCATCGCCCGCCACTACGGCCATGAAGACTCCCGCCGGAAACATGACTTTGAGGATGGCCGCATCCGCCCCGCGCTTGTGCTCGAAAAAGCTGTCGCCGTGGCGATTGACGGATGGGTGGACGGAAACAGTGTGACCATCCAGCTCTGCCGCGAGGAAGTGGAGCAATGGGTCGCGCTCGTATGTGTCCACGGCCAAGACGTGACGGCATTCTCGGCGGATGAAATGGGACTGGTGGAGGATGTGCAGGAAGTGTGGATGTCTTCCGGGGTGCTTGCCGCATTGGATCACGCCCGCGCTATGCCTGCGGACTCTGAATCTCTGCCGAACACTGATTATCCACACCCCAAGTGTGATTAACACCTGCAAAACCACACCATGAACGCCGTCCGACAATACTTGGAGCCGCTGCTGTCAGCGCAGGGAGAGCATCCGGTGCATCCGACCGTCGAGGTGCTGTGGGATGAACCGCATGATTTGAACGGTTGCTTGATGCGCGTGGGCACGATTCTAGAAAACGTGCCGCCCGAAGCGGTGGTCAAGCGCTTGGCGGCACGGAAGCGACTGCTGTTCAATGAGGACCGTAACCCGTTGCGCTTTGCCTGTGAGACAGACATCTGGCGGCGCATCGACATGGAGATGTGTCGCAAGCGGCTGGCGGAGCCTGGGCAGGTTCTGGAGCTGCTGGTGACGGGCGGGATCCGTGCGGGTAAAACGGAAGGCGCCACACGCCGCGTCAACGCGAGTTTTTTCTACACGCAGCGATCGTGGGCCGTGGGGCTGCACGAAACCGACATCACAAGCCGGTCGATTCAGCAGGTGCGCGTGGCCAAGTTCATCCCGCCCGAACTGGACACGAGCAGTGGAAAGCACAAGCGGGACAAGCGAACCAAGTTCAGCTATTCCGAAGCGACGGGGTTCACCGGCAGCGAGTTCAACATCTACTGGGACACGCATCGCGAAGGCGGATGTCTCAGCGCTGACAAGTGCTCGCATGACGCGCCGTGCGAGAATCGCGTGAACGACTGCGGCGGCCGGTTCGAGTTTCGTTTCTACAAGCAGGACTTGAGCACGTTGCAGGGGATGGAGCTGACGGTGGCGACGAGTGACGAGCTGGTGCCGCTGAACATTGTGAAGACGATCCGGGAACGATTGTCCACGCGAGCCGCGGACACGGCCAAGCCGGAATTTCTGGCGCGGATTCGCCAGGCGCTGGCCATGCTGGAGGCAGGTGAGGCGCTGCCGGTGCCGTTGCTCGGGGCGATCTATCACAGCGTTCATCTTATCACCTTCACACCGAAGGAAGGCTGGAATGCCACGGTGAGCAGTTTCCTCCAAGGTGCGCACAAGTTTGCCATGGTGCCGTCGGAGCTGCTGGCGATCCCGGGCGTGAAGGATTCCCGCGTGCCGCGCTTTGCGCAACCAAAAGAGCGCACTCGGTTTGTGACTTACCTGCACACGGAAGACAACGTGATGCGGCCCGCCTGGCCTGCCGTCAGGTCGATGCTGGAAGGACGATCGGAAACGGAAATCCGCATCACGGCTTATGGCGACGTGGACAAAAGCTGGGCGAACACCTTTGGGAATTACGACGAGGCCCGGCATGTGCGCACCTGGAAGGACTGGCCCACTGATGCGACGATTTACGAGATCTGCGACCCTGCCGGAAGCAAGCCCTGGGTCATCGTGTGGATCATGGTGGATACGCTGGGCAGGCGCTGGATCACGCAGGAGTGGCCGTGTCCCAAATGGGAGATCGACGGCTATGGTCTGCCGGGCGACTGGGCCGTGGCAAGCGAGACGGAAAAGCGCAACGGCGATGCCGGCCCGGCGCAGAGACTGCGCCTGTTCTGGAGTCGCGCCCGCTACACGCGGCAGATCTGGGAGGGCCGCAAGCGCATCCTCGACAAGCTGAAGGAACACGGTGTCAAATGGGCCGGGCGCTGGGAACAGAAAACGCTGACGTGGAAAGAGCGCGGCGACTGGAGGCTTGAGGGCAAGTTCGCAGCCATTGAAGCAAGCTGGATGGACAGCCGCTTTGCTGCCAGCAAGACGGAGAACGAGGACAAGGAAGTCGTCACGCTATTGGAGGCGATGTGGGACGAAGAGAATGCGATCGACTTTCTTCCGGCGCCCGGGGATCGACTGGTTGAGGGCGACCAGTTGATTCAAGAGGCGCTGAGCAACGATGTGCTGGGACTGCCCATGATGCTGGTGAACGAGGAGTGCGAAAACACGCGCTTCATGTTTCAGACCTACAGCGTGCCGGAGTATCGCGACACCACTAAGCCGACCGACGAAGCCTGCAAAGACTTCCGCGATCCCATCGCCTACTGCGAGCTGAAAAAGCCGGAGTATCAACACGCTGGCAATCATCTCGTGCAGCGCGGAGGGCATTACTGATTCAGACCGAGAACCCAAACCCAACAACAAGACCATGACCAAAGAAACCATTGAAGAAGTGAAGACGAAGCTGGCAGCTTTGAAGCTGCCGGATGTGACGGTGAATGAAATTGTGACGCTGGTGACCGAGCCGCTGGCGCACATCGAGGTGAAAAGCGCAGACAGCGGACGGCTGGCGGTGTGGACGCAGGCCGCGGTGTTCAGCGTGGACCTGGCGGCGTGCCGGATTGGCGTGGCGGCGGAGCTGACGGCGGGGCTGCATGAGGCGCGCGGCATCGTGGCGGAGGCGGTGAAGACAGGCAAGACCAAGCGGGTGCGGCGGCGGAACCGCGAGCAGGAGGAAAACCAGCGCGTGGAAGCGATGGACCCGGCGCCGGAGATCACCGAAGGGCTGGCCAAGGATGCCGGCACGGTGCAAAGCGCGGACGATGACGGCGACGACGTAGAGGAGGTGGTGTCGTGAGTGCGCCGTGGATGGTTGCCGCTGTCATTGTTTGGGTGCTTGGCGTTATTGTAAGCATCATTGTGTTTTCCGATCCGGTAAAGTTTGGACCAAATCAAACGCCTGCATGGGTCAAGATAGCGGCGGCGGTGTGGGTTTTGACGCCTTTTGTGTTTTGCTTGGTTAAAATCACTAAATTATCTTTATGAAAACAACAGCACAGATTTTGATCACCTGGGCGGAAGTCATGGCGCTGGCCCGCAAGGCCAGCGTGGGGGAGCACACGGCGCGGAAGATTTTCTGGCGGGACTGCCCCGCGAGAAAGGTCTTGCCAGGTTGCAAAATGTGGCGCTATGATCGCCGCGAAGTGCTCAAGGAGCTGGGGCTGCCCTCAGATGCCGATCCACGCCCATGACCACTTCCGACCCTGACACCATGACCCCGCATGTGGTGCCGAGCGATGAAACGCTCGACGCCTCGTGGGTGCTGAACGAGGTGACCGACACCCTGACCGATCTGGGCGACTGGATCAGCGATGCGCAGGAGCACGAGCGCACGGCCTTGTCCGTGTGGGACGGGCAAAGCGCGGACGGGCGGAAGCATCGGGAACAGTATGGCAAGAAAGTGTTTCCGTTTGAGGGCGCGGCGGACAGTCGCGTGCACTTGACCGGCCAGGCGGTGGACGAGCTCACGATGCTGGAGATGATGGCGATCGACAGCGCGAAGGTGCAGGTCATCGCCATGGAGTTCAACGACGCGGCGGCCAGCAAGAAGGTGGAAACGCTGATGAAGTATGAGACGAAGCAGCGCCTGCGCAGCGAGCTGTGGCGGGAAAGCAATTTCGCCCGCCAGATCAAGCACACCTGGGGCCATGCGGTGATCCATGTCGGCTGGGAGCAGCAAATGGGCACGGCGCGGGTGGAGATGACGCTGGACGACGTGAGCGCCCAGATCGCCCAGCGGCTGACGGCGGAAATGCAGCAGCAGATGCAGGCCGAAGGCATGACCGATCTGGAGCTGACACCGGAGCAGCAGATGGAGATCGCCGATGCAGCGGACGCCCGCGTGACGGCGATGATTGAGAATCAGGAGCGCGATGCCCTGGCCGAGCTGGTGCGTGAGCGGCATCCGCTGCTGAGCGTGGCACGTTCCCGCCGAGTGGCGCGGGATCTGATGGGAAAGGAAATGGCGGAGTTCGGCGCACCGTTTCGCAAGCCGGGCCGCCCGTGCATCAAGGCGCTGCTGCCAGGCTTTGAGGTGTTCTATCCGTGGTGGTCGCATGCGGTGGAGAAGGCGCCCTGGGTGGCCCGGGTGGAAACCCTGAGCGAGCCGGAGCTGCGAGCCAAGGTGACCAGCGAGGGTTGGAACGAGGCAGCGGTAAAGGCTATGATGGACATGGGGCCTACGGCGGTGATCGACGCCGGGGCGGTGCTGCAGGCCATCGGTGAAGTGAGCCACCGCATCATGAACGAACCGGCACGGCTGAGTTTCACCGAGCGGTTGGCATCGCGCCAGCGCCGGAACTACGAAGTGCT